GGACCAAATGCTCGTGATCGCTGGGATACTCCAGAAGTTAAAATGCCAAATGGTAAAAAGGGAAGATTAAGAAAAGACCGTTATAGCTCTTTAGTAATAGCCAATATGTTAGCAAGACAAATGAGATACACTTTACGCCCGGTCGAATATGATATGGTAGGAGAAAATCGACGAGATATTGTCAATTGCACCGGAGACTTATACAAAGGACCAGAATGGTTCACATCTGCGGTTAACGACGATATTTACAAGGGAATCTATAGACAATAGGTGTATACAAAGTAATCTAACTACAATACAATCACAATATAATTAAAATAAATATGGCTAAAAGATATCCAAAGAGCGAAGTTATTAAAGAAGCTACTACAGAAAATCCAGAAGCTTATGTGACATGGGGAGAAGATTTAGAAAGTAAACAACAAGCTTTACATAAATCATCAGAATCTCTCGACGAATACCAAGGAATTCAAAAAGCAGAAGGTTCTCGTCGGTTCAGACTAGACTATTCTAATCTAGACACCAATACTAGTGGTCGTCCAGGACTAACCAGATCTGATTACTATTACTTTAGACCAGACGAAGAAGTTCCTTCGCAGGTTAAAAATGTCATTAAAAAAGCAGAAGACGTTTATCAAAGAGTGGGTTTAGTAAAAAATGTTATCGATTTAATGGCAGACTTTGCTGTTCAAGGAATAAAACCAGTCCATAAAAACAAAAGAATAGAAAGATTCTATAGACAATGGTTTAAAAAGGTGGGAGGTAAAGAAAGAAGCGAAAGATTTTTAAACAACCTATATAAGACTGGTAATTTAGTAATAAATAGACAAACAGCTAAATTAAGCATTAAAGTTGCAGATAGTCTTTACAAGGCTATTTCTAGCCCAGATCTTATTGTTCAAGACTTAGATCAGTTGAAAGTAGAAAAAAGAGAAGTTCCATGGAAATACACGTTCATGGATCCATATTATGTTGACGTATCTGGTGGAGCATTATCTTCTTTTGTATCTAATAAAACGTATCAACTAACTCTTCCTGCTAGTTTAAGAAAAGTTATTAATTCTCCCAAAACAGAAGCAGAGAAAAAAATAATTGAATCGTTACCTCCACAAATTATAGAAGCAGCTAAAAATAGAAAACCATATCTATTAGATTCAGACAAGACAATTGTTTACCACTACAAAAAAGACGATTGGCAGGCATGGGCCTATCCTATGATTTATGCAATTATGGATGATATTGTTGTTATAGAGAAACTAAAACTAGCAGACATGGCAGCTCTTGATGGAGCAATATCAAATATTCGTATTTTTAAACTAGGTAGCCTAGAACATAAAATCGCTCCAACAAAAGCAGCAACAGCTAAACTAGCACAAATTCTAGGAAATAATGTTGGTGGTGGTACTATGGATCTAGTATGGGGTCCGGATATTGAGCTACTAGAATCTAAAACTACCGTTCATCAATTTCTCGGTGAGGGTAAATATATTCCTCACTTAAATTCAGTCTATGCTGGACTAGGCATTCCTCCTACTCTCACAGGAACATTCGGAGCAGCTGGAACAACCAACAACTTTATCAGCTTAAAAACACTAACACAAAGACTACAATACGGTCGTGATGTTATAGTCGATTTTTGGGAAAAAGAAATGGCTTTAGTTCAAAAGGCTATGGGTTTTAAATATTCTGCAAAGATAGAATTTGATAGAATGGATCTATCTAATGAGGAGACTGAAAAAGCCCTATTAATTCAATTAGCTGACAGAAATCTTATCTCTGATGAAATGTTACAGAACAGGTTCGGCTTTGATCCAGACATGGAAAAGAATAGACTTAACAGAGAAACTAGAGATAGAAATGGTAATAGAATGGTAAGAAAATCTGGACCTTGGTTTGATCCGCAAATAGAAAACTCTTTAAAGAAAATAGCTCTACAAGGAGGAGCAGTTGCTCCAAGCCAAGTTGGCCTAGAGCTTGATAAAAAGAAGAGTGGTGAGAAAAGTGCGATGGAGATGAAAATCCAGTCGATGCCAAGTAATTCACCAACGCAGTTGGCAAAAGATTCGCCAGAATCTTTGTCGGGAGTACCGGGACAAGGTAGACCAAAAACATCGAAAGATTCAGGGCCACGAAAGACCAAAGTGTTTAAACCCCAAACAGGAGCAAGTTTAATTATATGGGCCAATGACGCCCAAGATAAAATTAACAATATTATTAATCCAATATTATTAGACTTCTATAAAAAGAAAAATCTAAGATCATTATCTAGCGAAGAGTCCAAAGAACTAGAAGAGCTAAAGACCAAGATCTTATTTTCCACCCAACCCTTTTCAACAGTTGAGCAAGAAAACATTATGAAAATATTTAGCTCAATTGATAAAGAAGATCAAAAAAGCATATTTATGGGGTATAACAATTGGTCAAAAGAATTATCTGCAAAACTAAACAAAACGCTCACAGTAGAAGAACAAAAACAGGCCAAAGCCTCATTTTATTCATATTTGTATACTGAATAATGGAGAAGATACTTATGAAAATATTTGAACAAGAAAAACTTGACGGACTAGAAGAAAAAATAAAAGCTTCAGCTTCCGTATCCTATGCATCACACGTAGAACCATCTACAATTCCCAGTAAAACAAAGCATGTTAAAAGTTTAGCTTCTGTTGATGACTCAGACCTATACTATGTACAATCCATTTTGGTTACAACAAACTGGAACAAAAATGACGACATATTTGATAAGTCAGAGGTATGGGCGGCCAGAAATACCCCAGAAGATAAGCCTACTAATCTAGAACATAATGAGTCAGATATTGTCGGACACATTACGTCTAATTGGCCAGTAACAATGGAAGGTTTGCTAATTGATGAGAATAGTCCGGTAGAAAATCTACCAGATACATATCATATTTTAACTGGGTCTGTAATCTATAGTGGATATAGTATTCCTGAACTTAAAGAAAGATCACAAAAACTTATAGCAGAAATTGAAGAAGGAAATAAGTATGTAAGTATGGAGTGTTTCTTTAAGGGGTTTGATTATGGATTAATAAACAAGTCTACTGGTGAATATAAAATATTAAGTAGAAACGAAGCTACCGCATACTTAACCAAATATTTAAGATCATATGGAGGATTGGGTGAGCACGATGACTATAAAATAGGTCGTGTTCTTAGAAAAATTACGTTTTCTGGCAAGGGTTTTGTTGACAAACCAGCAAATCCAGATAGTATAATTTTCACTAAAGATAATTTATTGAATAAAAATGATAATATATCATTAGAAAAAAAAGACGATTTTGTAATATCAGGTGTATCTAAAAATCAGTCCAACCTTAATACAGTGGAGAACAGTACAATGAATGAAGTAACATCGGTTGCAGAAACAGAACAAAAAATCGAAACCCAAACAGAAGTCACTCCTGTTGTTGAAGAAGTAACTGTAACTGAAGTAGCTTCTACAAATATGGACGAACTACAAAATTCTTTAAAGGCTCATCAGGAAGAAGTTCAGCAACTTAAGGCTGAGTTTGAAAAAACAGTAAACGAGCTTAATGAAGCAATTGCTAAGAAGAAGGATGAAATGGCCAAAAAAGATGAAGAAGTCAAGAAGATGAAAGCTGAACTTGACACAGCCCTAGAAGCCGTTGCTGCTTACAAGAAGTCTGAAGAAGTAGCAATGAAGAAAGAGAAAAAAATGAAGAGAGTTGCCCAACTTTTAGAGAAGGGTGTTGATAACGAAATTGCTCTTTCAACTGTAGATAAATTTGAATCTGTAGACGACGAAGCTTTTGAAGCTGTTGTTCTTCTTGCTGGTAAGATGCCACCTTGGCTCAAAGAAAAGACAGAAGACAAGACAGACGAAGAAGACAAGAAGTCTAAGAAGAAAGCTTCAGAGACAACATCAGCAACGACTGATCCTGCTGTTCTAGAGACCGCAGAAGTCGAAGAAAACGTTACTTTAACAGTTGGAGAGAATGAAGTTGAGAATAGCGTGTCATCGACACGAGCAGCTCTAGCAGATTTTGTTCACAGCAGATTAGGCACAGTCACCAAATAACTTTTTAAGGGAGATTTAACAATGGCTCTAAAACCAGATCGTATCGAACTTCTCACAGACGTTTCTTTTTTCATGAATTCAACCGCTACTCGTGGTGGCGTTGCTTCGGTAGTTACTGGCGGTGTTGGCGTATCTATGGATGATGCCACCGCTGTCGTAGCTTATGCTGCAGTTGCCTCTGGCGCAAAACCAGTTGGTCTTCTACTAAATGATGTTGTTGATCTTGATCTAACAAGACAGCACATCAATTGGCACAAAGACGAAGTACAAGTTGGTGGCAAAGTTACACTACTACGTCAAGGTCAAGTTACTACCAACCTCGTAGCCGGAACTCCTGCTGCTGGTGCTGATGCTTATGTCGCCAATAATGGTGTCCTTAGCACAGTTCAAGCTGCTGGTACCGTCAAAGTTGGTCAGTTCCTCAGTGCCGTAGATTCTAACGGTTATGCTAAAGTATCGGTCAATCTATAATTCTAAACTAAATAAAGGGAGATAAAAACAATGTCAGGTAACAATAAAACTTTTCAGCCCACTCCAGAACTAACAGATCTTCTAGTTCGTTCTGGTTCAATGAATAGAGAAACCGCTTTAGCAGCTACTCACGAGTTTGCTAAGGCTCTAGAGTTGCCACTAAGACAAGCTCTATTGAGCGGAAATATCCTAGATGGTATTTTCGAGCCAATTAAGCTTGCTCAGAGTGCTACTCCTGAGTTCCCACTTGATTTTCTTGCCCCAGGCACAGAAAAAGACTTCGTGGCTTATACTATCCCAAATCATGGCTATATTCCAGAACGCCATGTTGAAGGTGATTACGTCATGGTCCCAACCTATGACATCGGTGCTAGTATTGACTACCTACTAAAGTATGCTCGTGATGCTCGCTGGGACGTAGTTGGTCGTGCTATGGAAGTTCTCGAAAGTCAGTTTGTTAAGAAGATGAACGACGACGGATGGCACACCATCATGGCAGCCGGTGTTGATCGTAACATCGTTGTTTATGATAGTGACGCTTCTGCTGGTCAGTTTACAAAGCGTCTAGTTAGTCTCATGAAGACTGTTATGCGCAGAAACGGTGGCGGTAACTCGGCTAGTAATAACCGTGGTATCTTAACCGATCTTTATGTCTCTCCAGAAAGTATGGAAGACATTCGTAACTGGGGTCTAGATCTAGTTGACGATGTAACTCGTCGTGAAATCTACACTGCTGCTGATGGTGCTATTAACAGAATCTTTGGAGTTAACCTTCACGACATCGACGAACTCGGTGTTGGTCAGGAATACCAATTGTTCTATACAGATACTCTCGGTGGTACACTACCTGACAATGGTTCAGCCGACGATAAGGTTGAAGTTGTTGTTGGTCTTGACCTACGCAAGAGCGATAGCTTCATTATGCCAGTTCGTGAAGAAGTTCAAATTTTCGAGGACGATACACTACATCGTTCCAAGAGAGCTGGCTTCTATGGCTGGGCAGAGCAGGGCTTTGCTGTTCTAGACAATCGTAGAGTTCTAGTTGGCGCTCTATAAGAACGCTAAGAACTTAATCGACTATACTTAAAAGTAAGGGCTGGGCTTAAAACCCCGGCCCTTCTTTTTTTATATGAATGACATAATACCTTATCAATAAGGTGTATACCTATTTGAATGCAAATTTTCATGATATATTTACAACAATACTTTATGGGCTATTATTATGCCAGCAAGTAAATATGATTTTTCCATTGAGCAGGGAACTTCCTTTAAACTAGCTCTAACATATAAAGATAGTAATCAAATTCCTATAAACATTACAAATTGGTGTGCTAGACTTGTTTGGACAACAGAAGATGAAGTAACTCAAATTTTTTCTACAACTAATACAGATTATAGTGTTTATAAGTTTCAAATTACAGGATCTCAAGGAAAATTATTATTACAGATTCCAGCCAATACCACTAATAGTTTTAATTTTAGTAAGGCAAAATACGATTTGGAATTAGAAAGTCCTCAAGATATGTATGCTGGAGGAGGAAAAGAAATAATAAGATTAATATTTGGAACAGTTAAAATTGTAACTAGATTTAGTGAAAACGACACCCTTCTGGATTGTCAACCATGAGTGATTTTACTGTAGTTGTTGAAAATACCTCCCCTAATATTATTTCTATAGAAACTAGTTTTTTAGAAACTGTTGGAGTTGTAGAGATAGAGAGGTTTGCTTCTCCTAGTGTAAATATATTAAATAGAAGTGCTATTATTGGAGTTAATGATTTGCCAGACATTCCTTTTAGTAAAATTACTGGAAATTTGGACGTGTCTAGAATTAGCGGACTTGATGATTATTTAGATCACTATACATTTGATTGTGGTACCCCCTAAAATATCGGAGATTTAAATGCCAGCTTTAACTACCATTCAGCTCAGAAGAGGATCCTCATCCTTATGGGCTTCTTCTAATAACCCATTAGCTCAAGGAGAGCTTGGTTACGATACAACAATCAAAAAGTTTAAGATAGGTGACGGCACTAGTCTTTGGGGAAGTTTACCTTGGGCAAATATTACAGGAGCTGATTTTACAGGAACTAATGGCATAAACATATCATATGCCTCAACTTCTGGAACCATGACAGTATCTGTTACAGGATTAACTTCAAGTTATTTGAGCGACTTCAATAGTGCCGTGAGCGGACTATTACCAGTTAAAAATGTAGTAGCAGGAAGCGGTATCTCCGTTTCGGTCTCTGGAGATAATTCATATATTATATCGACAAGCGGACTAGACAGTAACTCTGTTAAAGATGTTATTGGTTCTACAATTACTGGAGTTAGTGGAATAGCCTTCAATTACAATAGCACAGCAAAAACAGCTACTATTAGTTTGAGTGATCCTACAATACAGTCTACAGATATTACAGATTTTAATAGTGCTGTTAGTGGTCTTTTAGGAGTTAAAAGCTTAGTACAAGGTAGTGGAATAGGTATTTCAAACAATAGTGGAAATCAGACTATTAGTATAACTGGTATTCCAGCATCTTTAATTACCAACTTTAATAGCGGTGTTAATGATCTTATTGAAGATGCTGTTAGTACAAGTATTGTTGCTGGTAGTGGTGTTGGTATTGTATATAATAGTGAAAACAATACTCTAACCATTAGTAGCTCTTTAACAGCAGGAAGTGGCATCTCCCTTAATCATAGTAGTGGTAATTATACTATTGCTCTAAGCGACCCTACTATTCAACTAGCAGAGATTACAGATCTAACAGCTAATGCTAGAGACTTTTTATTAACGCCAAGTAGCGATAATCTTGCAACTCTTGTTAGTAATGAAACAGGAACGGGCTCGCTGGTATTTGCTAATAATCCTACAATGAGTGGTGTCACTGTTAATGGCAATCTTACTGTTGGAGGTAGCGGTTTAGTTGCTAGTAACATCAACGACTTTAATACTGCCGTAAGAACAAATCGTTTAGATCAAATGGCTGTTCCTACAGGAGATGTGTCATTCAATAGTGTCAAAATTACTAGCTTGGCAGACCCAGCTAGTGCTCAAGATGCTGCTACAAAAGCATATGTCGATGCTGCACGAATGGGTCTTGACGTTAAACAAAGCGCCAGAGTTGCAACAACAGTGAACATAACGTTATCTGGAACACAAACTATTGACGGTGTTACTGTTGTAGCTGGTGATAGAGTATTAGTAAAGAACCAGACTACGGGTAGTCAAAATGGTATCTATGATGTTGCTGTTGGGTCTTGGAGCAGAGCATCTGATTCCGACTCTAACGCTAAAGTTACTACCGGATTATTTACTTTCGTATCTGAAGGTACTGTTAATGCTGATAGTGGCTGGGTACTAACTACTAATGATACTATCACTCTTGGAACAACTAGCCTAGCATTTGCTCAATTCTCTGGCGCTGGTCAAATAACTACTGGTGCTGGTTTAACAAAGAACGGTAATACTATAGATGCTGTTGGTACGGCTGGTCGCATAGTTGTTAATGCTGATAATATTGATCTTGATACTGTGTCTCAAACAGATGGTAGCGGTTCGGCTGGTACTACTTTTGTACAGAGTGTTACAAGAGACTCTTATGGTCGAGTAACAGGAGTAACAACAGCTTCAGTACAAGACGCTACAACTTCTGCTAAGGGAGTAGCTAGTTTTGACAGTGGAGACTTTAGTGTTTCTTCCGGATCTGTTAGTATCAAAGCTAGTGGTGTTGATAATTCTCAATTAGTTAATAGTTCTTTTACAATTGGTTCAACATCAGTTAGCTTGGGTAGTACGACAACTGCTGTATCAGGACTAACTAGTGTCTCTAGCACATCATTTGTTGGAGATCTAAGTGGAACAGCTACTAATGCTAATAATGTTGAAGTTGATCTTAGTACAAGTAACGTAAATAATCTTGTATTTGTTAATGGTACAAACGGCAACCTTAAACCTAGTGTTAATAATAACTTAAGATTTGATGCTTCTACTAATCAGTTATTAGGCTCATCAAATACAACACCCGCAACAGAGCTTAAATACTTTATTATAGACGGCGGAACACCATAATGATTAATAACAATAAAGTAAGAGTTATAGAAGGTATTGTTAAAGTCAAACCTCCTATTTCTGTTACAGACACAATAACACCAACTCCAAGTGCCAGTTCAGTAGCAATCACACCCACACAGACCCCCACTACTACTCCGACAACCACCATAACCAATACTCCTACTTCTAGTACTATACCAGCTACACCCACGCCAACTAATACTCCAACTTCTAGTACCATAGCAACTACTCCGACTCCAACGTCCACGCCTATGGGACCACCGATCAGCCCATTAAGTATAGGTCAGGCTTTCTTGAGCAATATTCATACTGATCTTGTTGCTGATAGTGAATTTGATAATATAAGAATAGGACAAACTTTTTTGAGTAATATCCATACTGATACTGTTGCTGAAAATGAATTTGATAATATTAGAATAGCTCAAACTTTCTTAAGTAATATTTATAGTGATCCAATTTAAAAGGAGAAAAAATGGCAATCATCACATACGACGGTTTTGAAAATTATAGTTCATTTGATGCTGTTAAAAGCTATCTTAACTATACAAATACTGGTACAATACAAGTAATCAACAGTACAGATGGTAATGGCGTAACCCCACGAAATGGTGGAAGCTGCTTAAAAATGACCAGTAGTGGTGGTACTTTTCCTCGTGTATACTTTAAAACGCCAACTGGCACACACAACATTTCTGGTGTGGTTGGTTTTGCTATATACCCTACTCTTCCTGCTGGTGGAAGTTTTGGAACTTTTACCCCCATAGGAGCAAATATCAGAGGAAGTGCTAGTCACTCTAATCCTGTTCCTAACTTTATAATAGGCATAAATAGTAATCTGAATATAGAGATTAGAAGACCCAACTGGGTATTTCAAGACTCCCAGTATAGATCTGATACTGGTCCAGACAGTGCAATTACTACACATTATTTTGACTCTGTATTTAAGAATTACTGGTGCGGCAAAAATGGGTGCGAAACAGTATATTTGTCAAACTATTTTGCCGGGCCTGTTGTTGGCACATCAACTAGCGTTTTGACGCTAAATCAATGGAATTATATCGAAATAAAGTATGTACTAAGAGGTCGTGCGGCATACAATAACAGTCCGCAAGCCCTTACGCAAATAAAAATAAATAGGAATAAAACAGACAGCACATTAGATATCAATTCATCAATCTATAATGCTGGAGCCGATGGTAATGCTTTTGGCAATACCGGATTCGGTTGGAATCCTAGTCAGCTTTATGATCCATATAATTGTGATAAAGGCGGCAATAATTGTAGTTATGCTGGTGCATATTGGTATACAAGAGGCTTCTGTTTTGGAACAATAAGCTCTGACACCAGCAGAGTATGGAACACATACATTGACGATTTTTACTGGACTGATTTATCTGGGACTGCCGACAATGATTTTCTGGGTAGAGTAATGTGCAAGAAGTCAAACTATGATACTGTTGACACCTACACCTTCAGTGATCCTGCAAGCTCATCAACAGGCTTATCAAGAGTTAGTGAGACATTTTCTGGAACAACCTCAATGACATCGGTTGCTGCTGGAAATCAGTTCTCACAGAACGTGAATCTAAGAGCCGCCTCCTTAAGTTCTGAAACTAAAGCTCCTATTAATGTTAGACAATATGTTTTAGGATACAAGCTTGAGACTAATTCTACTTTAGCTTTGTCGTCATCATTAAGCGGAGCAGAATCTTCAGCTTCAAAGGTGACTTTTGGAACAGATGCGACAAACGGATATCTTCAGCATAGAGATTATACTAATGCTCCTGACGGTGCTGAATGGACCAATCAAAAGATAGCAGATACAACATTCAAGCACGTAATCACGACAGTAACCTAAAAAAGAAACATAAAATGCCTAAAGGAGTTTGCGCACTATACAATGGCAAAGCACTGGCTCTTGTTACAAGAAGCGGGAGTCATGCATTAATGAATTTGATGCTTCCAAAAGATCATGTAAAGACCCATCCAGAATCTCTTAAAGATCAAAGGTGGCATCCTATAATGAACCTTCAAGCACAAGGTTTGATTAATGGATTACCAGAGTGTGAAGTTTGTTGCATGGTGCGAAATCCTGTAGATAGATTCAGAAGCGCTTGCGCAAGACGAAATAAGACTGTTGAAGAAGGTTTGTTGGAGGACGAGGTTCATTTTTGGAGCATAGAAAGTATGGGACTTATAAATGATAGTATTAAATACTTCTTATTTCCAGAACAAATTGACGAATGTGCAGCTTGGTTAGGACTACCAACACCAGTTCCAAGATTAAACGAAGAAAAAGATGATAAGAAACCAGTTTTAAGCGAGAGCCAACTTGAATTAGTGGTCAAACAGTATTATAATGATAATGAACTATATCAAAAATTAAAGGAGAATTATTATGGCAAACAATTTTGATGGTCAGGTTTTACTAGTTCCTAATTTCCTATCACCAGAAGAAATTCAAGTTCTTAAGGATTGGGCCAGTCAAGCTGTGGTTGATGGTCAGTTTGTTGACGGAATCACCGGAGACTGGGATAAGAAAGAATTTGATCGAACAAAGAAAAGACTTACTAATCGTATGAGTCAGAATATTACTTACCCAAATCTTGTAAAGACCTTGCAAGATCGAATTCGTCAAACTGTTCCACTAACAGCAGAAGCTCCAGTTATTGAGGGTCATGGCAAAGACGGAGTTGTTGTTAGTATAACATACAATGATGGCGATGTTTACAAACATAAAGATCCAAGTGTGGGAGAAGGAGTTGTTGGTCTAAGATGCAATATTCTTGCTAGTAAAGCACAAAGCGGTGGCACAATTCACGTGGAAGATAAAACCTATGATTTAAATGAAGGCGATATGATGTGCTATTTAGTAACAGAACTTTATCATAGTGTTGAAGTTTGTCATGGAAATAATCCACGAACACTATTTATGTTTGGATTTGTTGTTGATAGTGATAGTTGGAATAATCAAACAACTTAATATTGATAACTTTCTTTAAATAGGCAATAGGTGTATTATAACTAATATACCTGTGTCTTGTAGGACTTTATTAAATGGCCGTAAATGATCTTATTACATTTCGCAAAGGAAT